TCATAGAATTCACTGAGCAGTCGTGGGCTGTGCTTGAACCATCTCGTCCGTTCGTTCGGACGTGGCATCTTGAGTGTGTTGCAGAACACCTTGAAGCAGTATCTGCGGGAGAGATCCTGCGACTGTTAGTTAACATACCTCCACGACACACCAAAAGCAGGATCATAACAATAGCCTGGCCATGTTGGGAGTGGATCAAGTCCCCGTCATTGTGGTATCTATTCTCATCTTATGCTCATGGCTTATCAAGTAAGCATTCTCGTGAGCGGCGTACAATAGTCAAATCGGATTGGTACAAGAGTAACTGGGGAGATCAGTATAAAATAAGTACTGAGCAAGATACTAAGTCTGAGTTTGAGAATGATAAGCGCGGCGGTATGCTCGCTATTAGTACTGGTGGTGGTATTGGACGGGGAGGTGATAGAGTAATAGTAGATGACCCTCATAACCCCACCATCATAGTATCGGATGCAGAACGAGAAGCTGCAATTCTACACTTTGACCAAACCCTAAGCACTCGCTTGAACGATGATAAGGGGGCAATCGTAGTGGTCATGCAACGATTGCATGAAAAAGACTTGACCGGGTATCTGTTGGCTGAGCAAGGAACAATAGACAAAGGGGGGCACTGGGTACATCTAAAACTGGAAGCTTCGGCGGAGACCAAAACTATAATTACCTTCCCTCGCAGTAAACGGCAGATACAACGCCAGGAAGGGGATGTGTTATGCCCATCTCGATTTTCTAAAGAGTGGTTGGAAGCTCAAAAGCAAACCCACGCTCGTAAGTTCGCTGCTCAATATCAGCAACGCCCAACTCCTATGGGTGGAGGTATTGTAGAGCGCAAGAACTGGCGCTTCTTTGATCCTGAACATACCCCTGAGATGGACCAGATTATTGGCAGCTGGGATTGTGCTTTTAAAGATACCCGAGACAGCAGTTTTGTAGTTGGTCAAGTTTGGGGGCGTAAAGGCCCTGATAAATACTTGCTGGCACAAGTCAGAAAACGGTTAAGTTTTACTAATACCTTGTATGCCATAGCACAACAGACTAGAAACTGGCCACTAATGTCTGCGAAGTTAGTAGAAGACAAAGCGAATGGTACAGCAGTAATAGATGTATTGAAGAAAAAAATTCCTGGTATACTGCCTTTTGATCCTTCGGGTCTTGGTAGTAAGGAAGCGCGTGCTTGGGCAATGGCCCCTGAAGTTGAGTCTGGTAACTATTATCTCCCTGATCCACAAAAGGTCCCCTGGGTCGAGGATTATTTATTGGAGTGGGACTATGCACCTAACGGAGAGTATTGGGATCAGATAGATGCCAGTACCCAAGCCAACCGTTGGTTTGCGACACATCAATTTTCCCAACAGGGAGCGGAGTATTATCGTGGCGAAACTCACGTGGACATCTCTGAAGAACTCGATATCTAAAATATTTACTAAGCATGAAGATCCTATAAACACTTCTCCTGCTGATCGGAAGGGGTTGCTTCAAGGGGAAGTTGCTTGGGCCTTTCCTTATCCTCCTTTGTTTGCTCCTGGGGTTAATGCTTATACTCAGTATAACCCCTCAAAGCTCGTAAGAAAGAAAGGTGGGCTAGCTATCTATGATGATATGCGTAGGGATGACCAGATAAAAGGGGCATTGGAGTTTAAGAAGTTGTCAGTACTAGCTACTGGATGGGAAGTAGGAACCCCTGAGAAGGCCCCGGAAGATTGGGAGCCAGTAGATTTTGTGTGGGATGTTCTGACAAAGTTAGAAATTCCTTTGCATGATGCCTTGCATCAGATTCTATCAGGACTGGACTATGGGTTTTCAATATCCGAAAAGGTATGGGACACTCAAAATAATCATATGGTAATTAAGGCAATTAAAGCTAAGAAGCCTCATTACTTTTTGTTCAGTGTAGATAAGTTTGGGTCACTGCTACCTAAAGGATTGGTACAGGAGCAGTTTTCTAAGATGGTAGATTTGCCTATTAATAAGTTCTTAATTTTTACTAATAACTTTTCTTGTGGGAATTACTATGGAGAAAGTGATTTAGAGGCCGCCTACCGCCCTTGGTGGGTTAAAGATAATACTTATAAATGGTTGGCACAACTACTGCAGCGAGTTGGAGTTCCTCCCATAATTGCAATGTATGACTCGGATGCCTTTTCTCCTAAACAGATAGATGACTTAAAGGATATTGTTAAGAATATGCAAGGAGCTACCTCTGGTGTTGTACCATCACCAGGAGGAAAGGGAGGCATAGAGTTTTGGACTCCTGAGATAGCTGGGAATGCTACTCGAGTATTTGTACCTGTTCTTAATGAGTTGAATAGAGATATCTCACGAGCGATCTTAATGCCTGGGTTACTTGGGCTCACCCCTGATGCACAGCAAGGCTCATTTGCAAGGGCAAAGGTGCACTTTGATGTCTTTATGTTAGTGGTGGAGCGCCTGCGGCAAAGGTTAGAGTTATTAATTCAGCAACAGGTAGTAGTGCCTTTGTGTGATTTAAACTTTCCTCCAGCTGTTTTTGAGCAATATGGGTACCCTGAGTGGAAGTTACTATCGTTAACTGATGATATACAGTTGGACTTACTTAAGACATGGCAGGAACTGGTTTCAGGAGAAGTGGTAAGTAAGAGTGATGAGGACGAAGAGCATATTAGGAAAATGCTAAAGTTCCCTGATCGGGTAGAAAAGGAAGAGCCAGAGCTTGATGGTGAGGAGAAGGTAGAAACTGGTACGGGTAAGGTGCAAGAGCTTACATATCCAGAAGTGGCACTGGTTAACGAGAAGCGTAATATAGATGGTCTGCCTTCGATAGAGGGTGGTAATGCAATTTATATGCCCTCTTCTAATATTCCAGCTATAGAGATTGAAGAGGAAGGTGCAGGTGTAGAAGAAAAGAAACCTAAGGAAGAAAAGAAACCTAAGGAAGAAAAGAAACCTAAGGAAGAAAAGAAACCTAAGGAAGAAAAGAAACCTAAGGAAGAAAAGAAACCTAAGGAAGAAAAGAAACCTAAGGAAGAAAAGAAACCTAAGAATGGGGCAGGACGCTAATGGCCTTCGGTGAGCTTGGTCTTTCTAAGGTGATTGCTATGAATGCTCCAAAGTATTCTCGTATTGTAGAGCCGTTTGCTGATGGTGGAACTGTAGCTATGTATCCAGGCATGAAGAAACCAAAGGAGCATATTGTCAATATTGAGGATGAGAAAATCTTTGGGGTTATGTTATTCATGCAAACATTTTCTGTTACAGACAAAAAGAACTTGAAAGGCCGGGATTGGGTAGCCTCTCCTGAAGCATTCGATGCCGCGTTAGCAACTACTGCAACAGAAGGGGCAGATTTGTATTACCAATTTTTCTACCTAAAGAAGTTTGGAATCAGATCAAAGGATCCTGAAATACCTCCTACCTTTAATTTTTTAAAGCTAGGGCTAAATATATCTAGCCTACTATTCACCTTACCAATGGCAAAGATTGGCCTTAAAAAAGCTACCTTAACAAATGAGGAACCTCTTTCTGTGTTTAGAGGTTCAGGTGGTTCGGAAACATTTGTAGTTTTGGTACCAAAGAAACCTGAACATATAGAAGCTGTAGAAGCTGGTCTTAGTGGCTTAGGAGCTCAATTTTTCTATGCTAAAAAAATTAAGGATCCTAATGACTTAATTGAGTCAGCTAATAATAGTGGGGATTTAATTATATCTCTTTTTACTGCTGCTACTATTAAGATGACAACCATGGAAGTGCGAACAAATTATGAGCACAAGTCTCGTGAAAAGTTAAAGATACTTGAACCAATAGAAGGAGCATAGGTATGAGAATTGAACGTAGTGATGCTTATGCTGCAGACAGTATTGATAGGCATACAGATTATAAGCGTATTGAGAAAAGTTTAGATAGCTTAGAGGAACAAGTGCGTGAGAAGCTATGGAGAACATTGGTTGTTACTCGAAATAGATTAATACAAACAGTAAAGAGGCAGTTTGGGCAAGATAAAGCTAGAAGTTTTCTACTGACTCGTAAGTTACGATTGCGCTTTGGGGACACTCAAGAAGTGTTAGGTGATTTTTTGCGTGAAGGGTTTGGTTTGGGACAAAGGACACTTAGAGATGAAGTGAAATCTCATGAGGATTTTGCTTTACCTGTTGTCACTCCAATAGAAGCCCTGCGGTGGTTACAAAAAAAGAAGTTGTGGATAACAGCTGCCTTATCTATAAAGTTAACGGAGAAGGCAAAATTAATACTGCTAAATGCGTTGAAGTATGGGGAACCAATAGGGGATACTGTATTAAAGTTGGAAGATTTGTTTGCTCCATATGTAGGGAATAAGCAAGTGTTGCGAAATGGTAAACCAATCTCACCTGCACATCTTGAGACACTAGTTCGTACTAATGCAACTGAAGCATTTAATATGGGGCGATTAGCAGCAGCACGGGATCCTGATTTGGAGGGGTTCATAGATTATATGAAGTATTCTGCGGTGTTGGATAAGCGGACTACTCCGATATGCAGGTATTTGGATAAGAGGTTATTTCGTATGGACGACCCTGAGTTAGCTAGATTTACCCCACCTAATCATTTTAACTGCCGATCTATTTTAGTGGCTGTGCCTGTGGGGGTAGTTATACAAGATACTGAGATTGTGGATAAGTCTAATATAGGCAAGGCGAAGAAGCTAACTCCAAAGGAGTTTAAGTGAGTAGCAATAAGAAGCAATTTGGACTGTCAACAGTAGGGCATAAGAAAGTTTTGGATGTGATACGCACACATCTATACAATAAGGTAGAGTGTTTAGTGGCTAACAATCTTGGTAAGGATAAGTTAGTTTTGGGTACTTCTTTACTAATAGGGATAGGGATAGAAGTTGTGGTGCAGGTGGAAGAGAATACTGATGAGCCTCGAGTGCTTATAGTAGATGAGTTTGGAGATAATAAATCTGAGTGGTTAAATTGAAGGTGTTTACAAGATATAAACAATCCTGTAGAATAGTAGAATGATCAATATCGGATATGGGCAAAGCGCTACCTTGTAGGGAGCGTAGAAGGATGAAGCATAGCTACAACTATGTGGGGTCCTCAAAGAGAGTGCAATCTGAAAGACGTGGTTAATACACTCCTACAGACTCAAAGTCTCTTTGCCCGCCATATGTTCTATCTGGCAGACGTGGGAGATAACACATGCTCAATATAGTCCCTTGCATATTCTGTGGATCAACCGAACCGCATGAACGGTATAGGAATAACTGTGAATGGTCTACTGAGGTTTCTAAGTTAGAACAAAAATTGAAAATGGTAGGGGAACAGATTGAAATTTTGAAGGACAAGCTGGTGGTGGCGGAGGAAGCATTAAAGGATTACATGGAATATAGTGAGAACAGATATTTAGACGAGCAAGATCAAGACGATGTTTACATAACAGCGGCCAAAGCACTGAAGATCATTCACAGGAAGGATAAGACATGACCACAACACCGCCCTGTAAAATAGATGGAAAAGACATGACTATATGTGAAGCGTTTAGGCTGCTAGCCGAGGAAAATGACGAACTTGAGGACGAGCTGAAAACAATAACAGATTTATTAGAGTGTGAGCAGGCTAATGCGAAAATCCATGATGACGTTAGGATTCAATGGAAAGATAGAGCAGAACAAGCAGAGAAAAAGCTGGTGGTGGCGTGGGAAGGCATGACACAGCTTCAAATAGAAGAAATAAAAAAACAGGCAGTACAGAGGGTGTTTGATAAAATTTCAGACACATTAGTTTTATTCTATGACG